AATCCTTTATCACAATGATACTAGAAGCACTAGTAGCAACAGCGATTATATCGCTTTGTTACTTATACATATTGGAGTAAATATGCCAAAAAAAGCAGATACAGAAAAAGAGGCTAAATTTATAGAAGCCTATACAAGTGGCAATACCACAGGAAATGCAAAACAATCTGCAATCAAAGCAGGTTATAAAAAGTCGCCTAAACAATGGGGTAACTACCTCAAAGATAAATTCAAAGATGAAATACGTAAAGCACACGAGAGCAACTTAGCAGAGGCTTCCGGTGTAGCTATAAATGAACTTACTAGTTTACTCAAAGACGAATCATCTAGGATTAGACTAGACGCTTGTAAGCATGTGCTTGATGTTAATAACTTTACATCACAAACAATCAATCTAAACGTAGAAAAATCACCAGAAAATTTAGACAGAGATGCTTTGATTGATAAGATAACTAGTTTGGCTGAAAAAGTACCACATCTAAAAGATAAAATTTTACAAAATAGCAAACAAGATACAAAACATTAATAATCACCAATCTTTGAACGTGCTGAATTTTCAAGTCTGTTTATCATATCTATAATTTCTAAATAAGTTTCTTTGTATTTCATAAATACGTTGTGTGGAAATCCTGTCATTTCACATCTAACTTTATCATCGTACAAAAATATACCATTATCACAATGATTACATTTATTAATACTTGCCAAGGTCTTGATAACGCCTGTACCATTACAAAAAAAACATCTTTCCGTAACAACTTCAACAATAGCTGAGTTTAAAAATTTTCTAATTAAACCTTTTTCTTCCGGTAGTTCTGTTTTATAAAAAAGTTGGTAAGTATCTTCGTACAGGTCATCGAATAAAGATGATTTACTATCATCGTTATCAAGGTATTTCATAAGCAAAAAATTATATTCTTTTCTATTTAATTTTTTTATACCAAGCATGTGATTTATGTCCTCTGGAGTGATGGCGTTGTGGTTTCTGCCACTAGACATTTCAAAACTTGGCGATTTAGCAAGGAGTTTAGTAAGCAATTCTGCTTTCATTTATTTATTCTCCCTAAAATACTTCAATAACTCTTCCTGTGTACCATATTTTTTTTCCCACTTCAAGTTTCCTAAGTGATGAATACCTTGTTTTCCTTGGTGGTGCGTATGACATATCACAGAGGGATAAAGTCTTTAGACTTCATTCCCATTCCACCCCCTGTCAAATGATGTATGGTTGCAGGTGTGTAATATCCACTCCTTTTGCAAACCACACAACCAAACTCTATAGCTTCTTTGTATTGAGAACGTGTGTTTTTATTTGGTTTTTTCGGCATTTTTCTTTATTCGTTCTTCAAAATCTTTGTGTTCTTGTTCGTTTTTTCTTATTTCTTCTGCTATTCTCATGCCGGATTCTATTGGTGTTTCTGGCATGATATGGCTATTTGGGTCTAGTAAAGCAGAAATAGGCACTAGAACACCTTTTGATGTATTATTATCACCACCCAGAACACGTCTACCCTCTTCTCTGTAGTAACGTCTGGCAATTTTTTTCATCCTTTCTACTGACAACCACACGCAAAAACATAGCTTGTCGTCTTGCATGAAATTAATAACCCACCATTCAGCTTTTGTGTGAGCCAACCCACTTTTTTTATCTCTACTTTCATATTCTACAAAGCAATTATCTGTGTTGGTCCAATTCCTTGCTGTCTTAGTTTGCTCACTTTTTACTTCTGTTCGGTCATCTTCCAAAACACCCCAAACAATTTTTTCACCTCTTTTGCCAACTTTTAAATCATACTCAAAATTCTCATTGTGTTTCATGTTTTTCCTCGATTGTGTGGTATACGTATACATCTGTCTTGCAGTTAGGACAAGATAAATTGGTTACTATTGAATAATCTTCATCTTCCTCTGCGTCATGGTCGCCACCCCAAATTAATTCACTATTGCAATGCCAACACTTCAACCTAACTCTCCATAAAGTTTTTTCTCTCCTCTCTCGTTAGCAGATTCAGTCCTGAAAAGATTACAAGATTCTTTAATAGAATCTATCTGATGTCTGAGTTTAATAACCTCTTCCTTAGATATTCTTATGTTTTTGTGCATTTGAGTTATATCGCTATGTGATTCAGCCATACACTCTCTATCTTTGTAAGTCATGCCATTATTAGCATTTTCTAATATTAACTCGGCTTTTCTTACCTTAATCATGGATTTTAAATATTCGTAAGTTGCCTCTGATTTAGCTAGTTTTTCCCCTTTTTCTCTTATTTCTATTACAGCTTTTTCTAAATCTTCTGAACGTAGTTTAATCATTTTTTCAATACACCTATCAGTTTTGTTTTGAGGTTATTCGGTAGCTTATTGTAAGTGTCTCCTACTTTCATTTGTTTATACATATCAACAAACACTTGCTCTTTCTTGTCAGTTTCGTGCATTGGCAACCTCCTGAGATTATTTCCACCTAATTTGTTCCAAACTTCTATGGCTGTCTCGTCTTTAACGTCTTTATGGTCAAAAAAATCTTTGTATAAATTTCTGATATTAACGTCAGTTTCGGCTAGATATCTGGTCAAGTTTTCTGGTACTTGTGGTTTCCATCTACCAATTTCTTTATCGTTTGTATGTGATAGAAAAGCTCCTACCACAGCGTCAATCTCATAGTTTTGTAGACTCAGCCAAAACATCATTTGTTGTTCTACAGTAAGCTTTGGCTGTTTAGGATAGGTGTTATTGAATAACACAATTAGATTTTTAAATTCTTCTTTATTCATACTTTTTTAATTATATATACACACATATATGTATGTGTATGTTTTTATATTTATTAAATATAAATAATATATTAATATCACGAATCCTTTTTTTGTTCAAGGTTTTTTTTTATTAAAATAGTTAAGTTAATGTTGATTAAGTTATATTAGCATGTATAATGTCAATATGAGTATGAAAAACAATCTTTCTGGTAGTAAAGAAAAACCAGCAAAAAAGCCAAAAAACATAACTTATGGATATGTTTACGACATATTATCTAAAATAGACACGACAGGCAAAACTGAACTAAAAAATGGGTTTACTTACCTTAAATGGTCCTATGCTACAGCGTTAATGAACGCACATTTTCCTCAACATCATATTTATTTTGTAGATGAAAAGCATAAATTTTTAGAAGATGGCTCACAAGAAATATATTGTAGATGTGATATACCTACAAATTCAGACGGAACAGGAGAGGTTTTATACAAAGAGGTTTGGTATCCTGTTACAGATTATAAAAACAGTCCAATTATAAAACCTAACTGTTTTGATTTGAACACAGCTAGAATGAGGGCTATGGTCAAATGTTATGCTATGTTTGGATTAGGTATTCAAATTTTCCATGATGGAACTACTATGCCGGAAGGACTACCACCTGTTGTAAATGTTACAAACAAAACGCTTTTAAAGATAAAAAAGCTTAGTAAATCACAAGAAAAACAAGCCAAAGCGTTAGATGTCGCTTTTGACGAAGGTCTAATCAAACATGGTCTTACAAATGCACAGGAGTTAGGCACAGCGTTACAACCAAACGTAGAAATACAGGACAAACCTTTTGAAAAATACAACATGAGGGCTTCAAACTTTATCCGATATGCTTTCGGAAGCAGACAGAACAAAGAAAAGAAATATGTTTTTTCTTATGCAGACAGGAAAGCAAAACTTCAAGAAGATATTGATTGTAAAAACAAAGAGATAGATGAAAGAGGTAAACCATTTATTGAGTATGGAGTTTTTAACGAGAGATGTGGGATTGCAGAATGGTGTTTGATTAACCAAACTAGTTGTGCAAATTACGGAGATTTTCAAGAATCATTCAAGATACCTATTGACGATACATGGTCTTATAGTGCTACCCCAGATGGCATAATGCACGACAAAAAAGGAATCGTGGAAGTGAAGTGTAGCAAAATGGGTAAAGCTTGTTATGACGATTTCCCAAAGCAATACATTCCACAGATAGAAGGGCAGTTATGGATATTGAACACACACTTTAAAACAGACACGTTTAAATATGTAGACTTGGTAAATTGGACACCGGATAGGACAAAAATATGGAGATACACACATAACCCTACCTATTTAGATATGTTGAAAAAAAACTTAGAGGAATACAGAATCTTGTTGGATAAGATTTATAAAGGAGAGGACAACATTGACTCCCTTCCTAAAAAACCTTACGTGCCGGATATATTAATATCACGAAAAGATGAGATAAAACATAACATTCAATTATTATTTGATACAAAAAAAGGAGAAGAAAATGAGTAAGAACGAAAAAAGCTACAGGGCATGGTTAAACAAGCCATATGAAAAAGTATTGGCACTTAATGATGTAGTCCGACAGGTAGAAGAAGTCCAAAAAAAAGACAACAAAAAATACCCATTGTTTACAGGTAAATTTCAAGATGAAAAAGGAGAAAAAGACATAGGGAAAGTTACTGTTTTTCTTAATCTAACTAGCAAAAACACACCCTTTTTAAACGTAGTATTAAAAACGGAAGAAGATGATGAGGACCTAATTTAAATGGCGTATAGAAAAGACTACTATGAAAAAAATAGAGATAAACATAATGCTAGAAGCAGAAGTGATTATCAAAAACACAGAGAAAAAAGGTTAGCTACCCTCAAAGAAAAAAGAGCCAACAGAACAAAAGAGCAACATGAAGAAGATAAGAAAAAAATGAGGGAAGCATATCAGAGAAGAAAACTAACTAGCCCAACAAAGAAAGACTTACAGGCACAACTAGACAAATGCTTGAAAGAAAAGAAGGAGTTAGAAGATTCAATCAATGATGAAATAGAACATTGACATAAACAATTCATTATGTTATTATACATATCAAGAGAGCAGATAACGACTGCTCGGCTATGGGATAGATAGGAGTGAAACACTCAGAGTGAAATGCGAAAAATAGAAGCCTATCTATCCTTAATGAATTAACAAGGAGATATTATGAGTAAAGAAAATATGAAAGATAGAAAAATAATGATTAAATGTATTGCTCTATGCAATTTAAGAATAGATTATTGTGCCAATTCAAATGACTTCAAGAACGAATTTTCAACAGATCAAGCTATACAAGATGAATATGATTATTGGAACCAAGAAGAACAATATAAAAGTCCACAAGAATTTCT